TTTTTTTAAGCCTATCCTGAATTGTTCTGAATTGATCGCGTGCCTTAACTAAAGCTGCCTCGCATCTGTCTTCCTTGATTTTGTACCTTAGTCTGTCTGAATGGTAGTCGGACGGGTAACGTACTTTGTACTTCTTTTCGAGCGCGTTTACCTCATCAAGCTTAGATTTATAGGCTGATAGATCACAGGCGAGTTCTGCATTTTCTTCGATAGACCTTGAAAATTCGAGCTCTACGTTTTTACGGATTTCTTTCTCGGAGCTGTATTGGAGGTTTCTAACCGCGTCACGAATTTGCCATATTGAATACGTGGTCTTTGTTTCTCCCATCTTGACCTTTCCTTCCCCCAGCGATATACTGGCAAAATAATTTTTTTAAGCAGCTGCAGTCTGCTCATGGTAACCCGTTTTGGGTTTGGGGTGGATAAGCTCCACCGGGCTTCAAGCGGTTTTGTTAAAGTTCTGAGGGATTGAGTCTATCGGCTTCTCTGTCATTTTTTCCTTCATGTAATTTTTAGTCCATCTGTTAACCAGGAACATTGCTACTACGGTAAGGATAAGAATACCGGCTGCGAATAGAGAAGCGATTAAAGCTATTGTCCAGAACATTTCAAGCACCCTCCCTTATTAAGAACCTTGATCTGAGTAACATTCTTATGTACAATAACTAGCCCATCTGGTGTATTTTTAACGTAAAGCCAATTTTCCGGGTTGATGCCGTTCGCCTTTAGTAACTTTTTCATTGCTACGGTTAGCCTTTTCCCGTTTTTCAAGCAATTTCCTCCCTTCTTTTTCGAGATTCATCTGCTTGATACCGCGCTTGACTGCTCCCCAGTATCCACACAGCCGCCTGTTGATTTTCAGGACACCCTTAAATAGCATCAACTGCCTAACCTTGTTGCGTCTGATCGCTCTTGATACACTTCCCATGCCTGTCCACCTCACTCTCTTTTATTAATTTATTTGATTTGCTATTTGGCAGATTGTCGCTACTGTTCTGGATATCTCGCAGAACTCTGAGACGGATACAGATCCTTCATGGATTCGATGTAGCCTGCGGAGCTGTTCGTTAACCACAGCTTTGTAATTTGTGGCTGGCGGCTGAGGTACTAATGGGGCTTTTACCCTGAAATAATTGTTGACGAGCTGCCTTTGCACTTCCCAAGCCAAATCATCAGTGAAGGACTTGACCAACATGAGATAACCGGATTCGGTGATAAGTGTTAAGCCTGTTGGGGCGCTGAGTACGAATTTCGTACTCAATGCTTCCTCCCTATTTAACAGAAAGTAATCTTCATTTTCTATGAAGTGTTTTCTGTTAAATAGGGAGGTTTCTTTTTGCTGTGCCGGTAGCCCGAGCATGGCAAGCATCAATATCCTTTAGCGTACAGACTCTTTTACCTTGGTACTCTTTGGCTTGAATTTCGGTATTGTTGATTTTAATAATATTTGTCATGATTTGCCCCTTTCATAATATTTTTGAATTTTGGTATATTTCCTGAATTGGCTGGATATATTAATACTGGGGGAGTCTTGTCCTGTTTTTAGGGTAAAAAAAATTAAGCGGTCTTCTGCTTTTTTCTTTTTTCGGCTAAATGCTTTATAACCTCTTCGACAGTAACTACCTTGCCGTTAATCTTGTGGGTTACTGCAGGATTATAGGCCATAACAACTTTCTTAACCATGAGAACCTCCTACGCTGATTTTTCTCCGAGAAGCCTTGAGACTGTAGTATTCATTTTTTCTGCGAACTTTGAAATTTGTTTCAAAGAAGGGGTGTGTATGCCATTTTCAATCTCGCTTAAATAGTTTTGAGAGATTCCAAGGAATTGAGAAAACTCCTTTTGTGACATCGCTCTGCGATTACGGTATTTCTTGAGTTTATCCCCGATATTAAACATTTTTGACGCCCCTTTGCTTAATTTCTATCTGTATACATAATAATCGAATTTTCCGATAATTACAAGGCCATTTCCCTGTCATATATCGAAATTTCCGATTGTTGCCATAAGTTATATTTACCATTCATGCTATTTGATATTAAATCCTTGACATATCTCTGTTTTTCATGTTAAAATTATCGAGAAATTCGATATTGTTGAGAGAAGGTAGTTTTAGTATGCAGTACGGAGATAAAATTAAGGCATTCCGTAAGGAAAGAAAGATTACCCAGGATGAACTTGGCAGTATGGTTGGGAAGAAACAAAACCAAATAAGCGAATGGGAAAACGGGCATATCGAGCCTACACCTGAGGACATTATTAACATATGCAAAGCATTGGACATAAGCGTAATGAAATTTTTTGACATAGAGGATGAGTTTAATCCAGCTGTTGATTTTGCAAAAAGCAAAGGTTTATCCCCGGAAGAAATAATAAAAGCTATCGAAATTTATTTGATCTACAAAAACAGAGGTTAATATGAAAGCTGCATTGTATATTCGTGTGAGTACGGAGGAACAGGCCGAAGAAGGGTTTTCCATACCGGCTCAATCAAAACAGCTCTCGGAGTATTGCGTCAAAAACGGTATAGAAGTATTTAAGATTTACGCCGATGAAGGGCTATCAGGGCAAAAAGAAAACCGCCCACAGTTTCAACAAATGGTTAAAGACGCCGAAAAGAAATTATTTAATATTATTCTTGTTCATAAATTTGATAGGTTTGCTAGAAAAGTCGAATTGTCCCAAAGAATCAAACGACAACTCAAAGCAGCGGGAATTAACGTCGTATCCATCACAGAGCCTATAGAAGACTCCCCAATAGGGTTTTTTCAGGAAGGTATACTTGAGTTAATTGCGGAATATTATGTCAAGAATCTAGCTGCGGAGAGCAAAAAGGGACATGTTGAAAGAGCCTCACAGGGGCTGCACAATGGGAGCGTACCCTTTGGATACAGGATAGATCATACGGTACCGGCTTTAATGTCTATCAATTACGAGCAAGCCAAAACAGTTAAGCTTATTTTCGATTTATATATCAACAAAGGCTACGGCTGTACAAAAATTGCAAGGTTACTAAATGAATCAAGCACCCCATCTCCCGTTGAAAATGTATGGAGCTTTTACACTGTAAACAGGATAGTAAAAAATCCTAAGTATGCAGGGTATATTGAGTATGACGGTGTGATCTATGAGGGTAAGCATGAACCTATAATTGACAAAGAAACGCATAACTTGGTTAAGCAGTATCTAAAGGATAGAACTTGGAAAAGAGAGTACAGAGGAATAAACTTTGAACGGTTTACTATGCTTGGTTTATTAAGATGCGGTTATTGTGGAAAAGTGATGAGGGCACATAATTACACTAAGCTGCATCACGGGTATGTCTGTAATAACTCTATGCATGTAGACAAGCCCAGCAGGTGCACCCATAGAAAAACCTACAGAACCGATAGGCTTGAATCCGAAATTGAGAAAGCAATAGAAAAAGCGATAAAGGCGGACATACCGGAAATAAGCAGAGAAAGCAACGTAAATGATTTTATGCACAGCAGAAAAACCAAACTCGAAAGCAAGCTATCGAGACTAAAGGAAGGTTACTTAAATGGTGTATTCGATCTTGAGGAATATAAAAAAACAGAGAAAGCGATAAACAGAGAGCTTTCCGAGATAGATTTTGCACCCGTTGAAAAAGTAAACGTTAAGAATTCATGGGAAATGTACTTGGCGGCTCAAACGCCTACTGAAAAAAGGAACTTATTAAAAGAGTTTATTGATACCATCGAAGTTACTGAAAAAGGTATAATTATAAATTGGCTGTAAAATACGTCAATGGCTACCTCTAACGACGAAAATTACAGCCTATTTAAAAGAAACCTCCCTGACGCAGTCTTTTATGTGAATACTTTCTATCTCTTCGCTTTTGTAAGAAAAGCCAGAATTGAGAATAATTATTTTTTCCGATTCAATTTTTTTGATGTGTTCCATCCCGTTTCCAAAGTCTGTTTTAATTATTTTTTTCAAATTACGTCAACTCCTTTTGCCGAACATGTGTTCCTATTTTACTACCAATCTAGTAAAATTGCAATGCCCCTTTTTAGCTGTCGATTTACATAACTGGTAACAAATACATTATATACCCGCCAAAAGTCCTATTACAATGATACCGGCGCTTCAATCGTCCGACAAATAATTCGAGCGTGTGCCAAGATATGGGATACGCGAAAAGAGGCGTGGCAGGCATAGCAAAGAGATCGAGGTATATTCTACATCGACTTTTTTCGACATGTAACAAAGATTTAATCTTGTTTTTTATGGTATTAAACAAATACAAAATTAGTATATAAACTCAAATAGATCGCTTGGCTGTAGCTTTTTGCCCGTTGTTCTACTTAGGTATTTAGCGAGACGTTCCAAGGAATACAGATTCATGTGTTCATCTTTTTGGAGTTTGGCGCAGGTTTCGCGACTAAAACCAACCTCAATCCTTATTGCCTTATATAATAAATCATTATCTTCTATAATATCACGAGCTTTTTTATACGAGATAGCCATATAAACCCACCTAAACAGATTTTAAAATAGAACACAGATAAAAATAAAAATGATTCGGTTTTCCGAATCACGATTAACATTCGCAAAGAAACATTGTAACCCACATATACGCGATAAAGTAGAAAAAAGTAATTGCACAAAGTAAAATTATGTTATATTATGTAATCGATTGGAGGGAATTTATATGAATTGTATGAAGTGCGGGAGTGAAAATATCCAGGTAGTATCTGAGACAAAAGGAAAGATTAAAAAGAGGGGCTGCATCGGGACATTGTTATGGCTACCCATAATTATATTAACCGGCATTTTTGGTCTGATAGTTGCTCTGTTGACAGGTGGGAGTAAAGGCAAGATAAAGAGTAGAACAAAAGCAGTGTGTATGAAATGTGGTAAGCAGTGGTACATATAATATAAAAGCCCCCGAATGATCGAGGGCTTTTATTTATTCCATATACTTTATCGTTTGTGCATATGCTCCCATCGAGGTTGTGGCTACAATTACGGCGTTAACTATAATAAGCCCCACCCGGTCAAATACTAGGCCTCCTTGCGTAACACACTCCACAGCCAATAAAATTATCAGTGCGATCAAATATACAATAAATCGTGTTGGGATCTTCCAAACTTTATCAATCGGGACTTTCAGAAATTGGACGATAAGCGTAGTAGCTGCTACAGCTCCTGCCATTGTGCCTAAAAACTCCCAGGATACGTACGGGGTATCTGCACCAGGAGAGCTGTCAGCAGCAAACGCCACTGAAATTGACATGAGTGCCACAAAGACAATGACGCACAACATACACAGAGCCCTTTTCAAGTTCTTCATAAAAATCACCTTTCCCTTTCACCAATGTATAATATTTGTTAACTGCCGATCCGTTTTATAGATCAGCTTATTGTTGACATTAAGATTTACACTGCCACCAGAATCAAGGCATATCGCAGCACCTTCACAGCCTAGATTTTTCATTGTTTGTACCGCCCTCTTGGAGTCACTGGAAGGCCGTACAGCAATTATGATCTTGTTGGTAGCTTTATTGTACCCGATAGATACCCTGTTGGTTTTATAGCCAACGGTAGCAGGATCGAAGCCCTCCTTCGCTATATCAAGAGGGAACAGGTTAAAGCCCTGACAACAGAACCATATTTTATCTACTACGGGAGCTATGTCACTGTCATACCTCAATCCTGCTTCTACCTTACCATCCTTGTAAATTACTAATGTCCCTTTGCGATTACCTCTCCAGGTCTTGTACTCATGCCGTTCATTCAGGACTTTACCCTCGGAGATCAACCAGCCTATAGTGTTTTTTCCAGAGAAGAAATTAGCATTTACAAAGTTCCTGAATGCCTTTGCAATAATAGATCCTTTATTTGAGACAAGTGATGCTTTTAACTGCATGGGATCCAACTCAATTACATGTGTCAACCATACTTTTTTATACACAACGCCCTCCATAAATACAGGAAAATTACCCAGCTTATCACCGGCTACTTCATCCGGATCAATAGCAATGCCATTTACCCTACATTCTGCTTTCTGGATCATTTCATACCCGCGCTTATAAACATCCGGGACTTTTGAAAATGACTTCCAATAATGCTGGAATTTCAGCTTTTTATACAGCTCTTCGCTGGTCAGAAACGCATTAAACCCGATGTATATGCCGGGAGTATAGTATTTGACCACTTCACCATACCAAGCATTACAGAATGAGATAATATCGGCTTTGCTTGTCCCAGGAAGCACACCTTCCAGATCAAGATAGACTATACAGCCTTTGTTATACCCTGCTTCTTTTGAAAATTTAACCGCGTTCTGGCCATAGGTGATGCCGAGATCCTTTGTAGGGATCCACCCGTCTTTGGGGCAGTGCTGGACGATAGCAAGCTTAAGACCCGCTGCAAGGATATTGTTTACCTCTGCTTGATCGATGTCAAATGAAGCCTGCTGGAGCCTTCCTACATAACGAATCGCGAAGCCATAACCCTGTTGCTTGAATTGGAGAGCTTTCTCAGCTGATAATTTGGTGTTACAATCAAAACCTTTCAATTTTATTCACCCCTTTGTATCAAATACTCCTGCAGATCAAGCTTGCACTTTGTAACAGGGCCGTTGCATTTTAGCTGGATAAGCCCATCACAAATAGCGAGTGTAGCCTTAATCAAGACGATGTTTTCCTCTTTGCGGAATTTGCTGGACTCTTCCACTTGCTCAAATCGTTTTGCTATTTTGTTGAACATTTTAACTAGTGCTATTACAAGTCCGCCAATAGTGATAAAAATACCAAGGATTGATCCAATTAAAGTAATTATGTTTACCATACTGCACCCCCGGAATGTATTTCAAATACAGAATACCAAACAAGCCTGTAAATTTTTGCAATAAAGAAAGCACTCTGTTCAGAGTGCTTCAAGTATCTCTGCTTTTTCCTCTGGTAAGAGTGCTGTATATTCAGCAATTATATCCGCTGCTGTCCTGCTCTCCGCTGCCATCCTTGATGTAATTACCCTGATAAATATGTTTTTCTTCCATACAAGCATCACATAGCACCTCCCAATATTGCAGCTATGGCCATCTCTAGGTCAGCAAGCCTTTGTTCCAATTCGCTGGGAGGCTCTGGAGGAATCTCTGGTGGATTAGGATCATCGATAAAGATATACTCTCCTGTGTATATTTTCCCAATCAGAGAATAATCCAAGTTATTAAGTCTTATCATATTTGCGGCATTAACTTCACCAGCAAGCGATGAAACACTTATAACTCTGCCTGATTGTAAATCAATTTGTGCGTAAAAAAATTCCATAATGTACCTCCTTAATTGAATTCTACTACATAATAATAAGCTTCCCATGCATATCCAACTCGCCTGACACGTAAATTTGTACTGCTTGTCAAACTGGCTTCTGCGTTAATGTAGGCGGCAACATATGTTTCACTACCATTGTCGAAATTTTGGCAAAATACTATAGTTTTTGCCATATTAACCGCCGGTATTGTAATGTTTACTCCATAATAGCCATCTCCCATGTTTGAGATAAAGTCTGCTACTCCTCTGTTTAATGATTTTACGGCATCGCTATTAAACTGAATAACCTGATAATATGCTATTCCCTTTCCGTAAATACGTAATGTGGTAGCATCGATCAAATATCCATAACCCAATCCCCATTCATGATTTGCTGAGTTTACTCCTGGTTTATTGACTATAACAATAGTTTTTGTTATATCTACACTAGATATAGTTACATCAGTAGAAAGGTCTGTGTAAGGAGTATCGATCTCTCCTGTTTGTATGCTTTGAATAGCTGAATGGCTTCCTGTCAATTTAGCTCCATTTACATAAGCTGTTTTATTTAGAACAATATCACTTGCCGCAGCATTTGCGTCCGATGTAAACGTTCCTGTTAACCCTCTAATCGGTACTCCCGCTTTAATATTAGCTGCCACGTCATTGGCGTCGGCATGTGTGACATAATCATTCGTTCCGTCCCTGAATCCATCAGAAGCCCTTAATTTAATCGTTGTACCACTTCTCGTCTGTGATAATGCTGCTGTATCTCCTGCCCTGTCCGGCATTGTACCCGTGATGGTGGCACCGTTTACCCGTCCTTTTTTGCCAGTAAGTACGGTAGCCGCCGTTATTGGTACTGATGCCTCTGTGTCATAATTGCCGGTAATTCCACCTACTACTGCTCCATGCTTTAAGACACTTGCTATAAGATTTGTTATTACTGCCTTTACTTTTCCCAGCCCATTGTGATATCCTGCTGCTATTGTGTACTCTTGACCTTCTGTGGTAAGATTTTGAGTGCCCACGCTACCCCTATTTGGCATTGTACCAGTTTTTTTATTGCCACCCTGATAAAAGGTCTTTGTATTAAGTACATCCCCTACAGCAGCTGTTGCATCGTCTGAAATATCTGCTATGTGCCCGGCTAACTGAGCATATGTTTCGCTGCCATCCGCAGCCTGCCCCATGGCAGTTATGGCGGCAGCTACAGCAGCCTTACCAGCAACCACAGCTGCATCGGCTGTAGCAATTCTATCTTCAAGGTCATTTAAATTTGTTACACTTATAGGTGTTTCCTCTGTCCAGGTAGCCAATATTAACCCCTCCTACGCCGAATGTGCAAGGTATGCTTCCACGTCATCATCTACGCCCTGCCAATATGCTACGGTAAGCGCCTTTGTGCCCGTCATTGGTACGAAGTTACGCGTATCTGTTTTTGCCATCTGTATGACTTCAAACTGTGTCTTCTCATGTGCATAAACCTGCTCATCTACCAGTATACCTGAGCCGTTTGTAGTGGTTGCAAATGTACCGCCGTACCATCTTACTTTAGCGATCGTAACATTAGCTTCAAATGACAACAGCATGACTATAGACTCTATCTCGTCTGTGTCTGCGCCGGTCTGCTTTGTTATAGGCTTCCGGATAATAACCTGGTCAGTACCGTCAAGCAGCTCAAGGTATTTTACTCTATCCTCGGTCTCAAACATAGGGAATAAAGTATCCGAAGGAAACAGCGTGTCAGCTGCATATATTTCTTTGAATATGTTGTTGCTTGTTGCCTCGATCCATGTTTTGGAGAATGTCTGCAGTAATGTGAGCATCTCATCCTCACCGATATTCTCCCGAATTGTGAAGTCTAGCCGGCTGGTGGCAATCTTATAAAATAGCTTTGCCCAGGAACCGTATACCGGACCCTCAACAGCAGTGATATTATAATAGTAGATATTATCTATGCGCTCAATAACAACAGACTCAATCAGAGCATTGACGGATACACCGTAATCAGTAAAACTAACCGGAAGCAGCTGCCCAGGTTTAAGCCCTTTACGTGTAGTTTTAGCCTTAATTCTATGGTCTATCGTGCCATACTTCTCTAAGCGCTGATTTGCAATCTGGAAAGCTGAGTCCCTGGTAGTTGTGGCCGGTTCATCATCTACAGCCTCCACATACCCTGTACCCGCCCCCTCGATCAATTTAAGGGCATCGATAGCATCCGGATTATAAGTTAATGCCACTATATCAAAATACCCCTCCGATATGATCTCAATCTCATCACTGGAGGAGAGTACTGTCTCAGCTGCATCTTGATTTACTATCTTGTCATTCTTTGACCAGTAGTACTTTTTCTCAGTTTCTATACCTCGAATTCCGATATCTGCAGCAGCTACAGCAGTACCGTTTATTTTTATTGTAGGCTCTTTAGCAATCGGGAAAGGTACTGTCCATGATCGTGCCTTACCATCGCCGAGATGCTTCTCGGAATACGGATCTGTAATATCCCGTACACCTTTGATGTATTGCCTGTTACGGTATTTAGGATTCCCTTTCTCAACGCTTATAGATCCTTTTTCACAGTCAGATTCAGTCAGCGTGAATGGGGCGTATTTTATTGACCGGTCAATAAAATACAAGGCCTTGGCCTCGTCAATATACCAGGTGAATCCTGTTTTCTCAGCCAGGCTATCCAGCGCCTGGGTAATATAAATGTAGTTGAATACAGCCTCTGCGATTACAGGGCCGTCCTGTATCTCCCCGACAGTAATACCCTCGGCAGCAAGGTAACTTGTAATTATATCGGATACGATATACCCGGCAAGCTCCGCCTCATATGATTTTGCAATGATCCTTTTGTCGGTAAGGTAATGCCAATCTAAGCAGGTAATATCGTGTATAAACGATGCCCCAGCTCTTATTTTTTGGGATTGTTCAACTACCCCAGCATATATTAAATCGGAATCATCATCGTAAATAAGCACGGGCTGTCCTTTAATATACTCACTGGAAGAATTACCAACACCAAAGGAAGCTATGGATCTTTCCTCGACTACACCCCTGATACGTAAGCTATTTTTTACTATTGGTACTTCGTTACCAGATATTGTGATCATTGTTTACACCGTCCTCAATCCGGTATTTGTTCTTATAACACTCACAAGCTGCTCGCCGATCTCTTCTATAGCCTGCCTGTTAAGCAGCGTAGGATAATAAAGATTTACAACGACACCGCCCGAAGCCTTATCCAGCGGAGTAACCCTGGCACCCCTTGGAAAGTCAAGAAGTTCAGGACCATTCTCTCCTATAATAGCCGCACCACTGCGTTGTACATTCCCCCCGGTAGCCATACCCGGAATGTCACTGTACATATCGGGGAACATCTCATCAAATGTGGGCAGCCCCGGCAGGAGTCTTCCGTCCTTCAGTGCAGGAAGATATTTGTCAGCGAAGGTTAGCCCGTCTGCTACCTTTTTCCTTGCTTCTTCGGCTTTTCTAGCTGCCTCTTCCGCAATCCGCTTCTTCTCTTCTTCTGCCTGGAGCTGGATAATCATCTGCTCTTCTGCCATACGGTCTTTTACAGCCTGCAGTTTTTCAGATTCAGCTTTTTTCTTTGCCTCTACCTCTTCCGCAAGCTTAACCTTATAATTTTCGAGCCATCCGTCCATTGCCTCTGACTCTTTATCAAGCGCGGCTTTTGCCGCTTCATATTTTGCTTTTTCAGCCTCTTCTTTTTTAACTCTTTCTTCTTGAATGACTCGAATGTTTTCATCAAGCTTCTTTTTAAGGATTTCCTTTTCATTATTAAGGCTCGCCTCAAGAAGCTCTTTTTGCTTTTCTAGCTCGGTTTTGGCAACCTCTTTTTTGGTTTCTGCCGCTTTTTTCTCTTCTTCTATCTTTTCGGCCAGCGCAGATTTCTCTGCTTCTCTCTGTTCGAGGATTTTTTCCCTTGCTATACCGATGAGGAAGGCCTGTAATTCATTCTGAAGCGCCCTGCGTTCTTCAGCGTCAGTAGCGGCCGCTATCTTTGCTTCAAGGGCCAGCTGTTTTTCAATGTCTTTCTGCTCCCGGATCAACCTGTTTTCTTCTTTGGTTTTAGTGTCTATGGCGAAAATCTGATCCTGCAGAGCTCTAATTTTCTCGTTTTTCTCAGCATCAATGTTTCTAAGCTGCGCCGCGTATTCTGCATCAAGAAGGGCTATTTTTTCATTATATGCATCGGTAGCAAACTCGACTTCTTTGTCATAGCCTTCCCGCGCGATGTCTGTCTTACTGTTTGTCTTTTCTTCAAAAACGCCGTACTCATCTCTGATCCTTGCGATGTTGTCATTGTATTCTTTATCCGCAGCTTCCTTGCGTTTTTGAATGCCCGCGATAAGCGCTTTTTCTTTTTTTTCGGCACCATCAACAGCCGCCTCGTACTCTTTATCAAGCAGTTCAATGCTTTTATTGGAAGCATTTACTGCCATTTCAAGCTCTTTCTGCTTGGTGTTGTACAAAGCTTGATATTTCTCTTCCGAGGCTTTAAGGGATGCATCCCTGTCAAGCTCTATGGCTTCAACCAGACCTTTGGACATTTCATCTATCGTTGAATTTGCTCTATTTACGAGAAAAATGATCCCACCCACAGCAGCTGCAACTGCGGCCAGAACCAAAACAACAGGGTTTGCAGCAAGAAATGCAAAGGCAGCTGACAAGAATCCCACAGCTGATGTTAAGCCGCCTATTATCGTAATAAGAGGTCCTACCCCTGCAGCCACCAATCCTGTTTTTACGATAAAATCGAGTTGCTTTTCAGTTAATCTACCTAAAAAGCCGGTAACATCGTTGACTACACCAAGAACCTTTGAAAATATCGGGATAATCTTCATGCCTAGATCAACCTGTATTTGTTTCCATTGCTCCTGCTGGATCCTCAGTCTATTCGTAGGGCTGTCTATTGTCCTGGCGAGGTCCCCCTGCGCGAGCTTCGTCTGCTCCATTATGACCCCAAACCTCGCCAATACTTTTTGCTGCTCCGTCATTTCTTCACCCTGAGCAACAATGCCTTTAGTCATCGCATAAGTTTCTATAGTAGTGTCGTTGATTAAAATACCCAAGCGTTTAAGCGGCTCTGCTTCGCCGCTTATACCGGCTTGAAGCTTCGCAAAGGCTTCTTCCGGTTTTAGGTTATAGAAAGAGGCCATGTCATAGGATAGCTGTGTTAGCCCCGATGCCATATCATATGCTGCTGTTTCCCCTAAACCCATCGACTTTAGCATGGCATCCATAGAACCAACGTTTTTACGAAGCTCATATTCGTTCAGCCCAAGAGTGTCTCTGAGGTTTTCTGACCACTTTCTCCCCTTGTCTGCCATCATTCCCAAACTGACGCTAAAAAGGTTTTCCGACTCTACAGCAGCCATGCCTATCTCAAGCATGCCCTTACCGAGCGCCACCAGTGGCACTGTCAGTCCCACTGAGACAACAGCCCCCGCCTTGAGCAGTTTACCGCCAAGCTTCTCTAACGAGAGGCCTGTTAACTGACCTTTTTTATCTATACTATCAAGCTGTTTCTCAGTCTCGTCTCCACCTTTTAAAAGGACGCTTCCGAAAAGTCTGAAAATTTCCACATTATCACCGCTTCATCGTTTTTTGATGCTTCGCTTTTGTTAATTCGGCTTTCTTTAATATGCCAGAATAATCTTCCTCAGTAACATTATTGTCTACTGCTTTCACCTGTCCGAAGTAATTTTCAAAGGATGGGAGACTTGACCCCCCTGCTAATTGCGAAACTAGATATAATGTAAGCCACCGTTCCCATGCCCTTTGTTCTAGTTCTGAATTTCTCGCATGCTGCAGGAGCTTAGTGAGTATTCCCGGCCTTTGCCGTATTAGGTACACATAATTATAATTGCTATGTAAAAGGGTGAGAGATCTTTCCCACCCAATTACATAGCTGACTTGAAAAAACCAATTAGCTCCTTGTCCTGCAACAGGACTTTCAGCTGCAGTATGGTCTCACTAAATGGTTGGGCTTTGATTTCGTCAGCAGGCTTGTCATGAACTATGGCCAGTATCTCAAACACTTCAGACTTTATCTTTCCTGTATTTTTAAGAATGTGCATGGCAAAATCAAAGCCCTTGTCCTTCAAAATCTTATCCGCATCATCCTTATCCTTTGTGTTAAGAACGCCTTTATTTCGGAGGATGTACCCCCTCATATCAACCTTCTCTATGATTTCTACTGCATAAGGCAGCATGTCGAATGCTTTCTCTGTATTGATCGTCATTGGTACAATCCCCCTTCATTTATTAAGCAGTTGTGAAATTGGTTACATTTGTAGCAGCCAGAGCGTTACCGGATACATCAGTTACAGCAGTTGTTACAATCGCGAGGTAACCCGTAGCCCCCGACAAGGCATCTGTAGGATTGAATGTAACAACGGTGTCATTCGTTCCAATACTCAGAGCGCCGGCCACTGGTGTTCCATCAGCCCCCATCAAGAAGAAATTAGTGCCGATCATCTTGGCAGGGTTAATGGCTTCGCTGAATGTCCAGACTACATTTACGCTCGTTGCCACACCTGTTGCGGCGTCAGCGGGTACACATGTTACCGTAGGAGCTGTTGTATCAGCAGCCTTTTGCAGCCAGACCTGATACGGATATGTGCTGGCATCGGTTTTAACGAAAGTGGCAGGATCGAATGTTGCTGTCAGCTCGATCTCAGGAATGATCTCTACATCTTTTGTAAAGGCCATAGCCAGTGCACTCAGACCGATAGCATCATACAGGATGATGATGATATCTTCCCCAGTACGGTTCTGCCCTACGAATGCCACATTATCAATATAGCTGCTGGAGAGATCCACCATCCTGGTAAGCTTGCTGTATGTGCCATCTGCGTCATCCAAAGACATACCCGCATAGTATTTCTGCAAGTTCGTTTTGTCAATTTTTAGAGTCCGTATCTTCAGCACAGGTGTCATTTTTATGAGATCTATGGCACCTTTGACCGGACCATAATCCCCATCAGATTCACGGTGCCTGAATTCAGCGCCATCCTTAAACTCGGATCCGCCCTTGGTCACCCCTACTACTACCTCACCGGCCTCGCCGTAATTAAAATATATCGCACCTGGCCCCAGGTACTCCGTTGATGGATCTCCCATCGGTGCATTTGCTTTTACGCTCATTCAAATCATCCTTTCGTAAATACTTTTACTTGATACCGAAGATTCCTCCGGAGTGTATATTCATCAGGAGTCGGGTAGTTCGGATCCCGGCTCTCCCTGATACAATGGAAATAAAAATTACTACCCACATAATGCACTCTGTTAAGTGCGGTATCTATGGTATCAGCCAGGTTTTCAATGGCTGTAGTGTCCTTGCCCATGTCATGATCCATCACGTCAATCTCAAGTGGATAGATGATGCTGCCGAAGTTATCTGTACCGCCCTCGATGCTGTTTCTAAGGGCATACACCGCATATGGAAAAGCCTCATCTTTTTCAACATGGCCTGATTCTATCGCTTTCGCTACTGCATTTATTAGGTTGTATACTGCTGTTTTCAGGTCAACTGTTGTCAAGCTGTTTCATCACCTTTTCTACTATATCTTTGATTCTTGATATGTTCTCCACTGCCGCCGGTTCAAGAAATGGCTGCGGATGCATACCTTCAGTCCAGTGGTATTTACCCGTTAATGAGTCATACCATACCCAGGGTGTTTTCCTGCCGTTCCCGTCTACTGCATATATACCGGTACCCTTTTCAACGTATATCCCATATTCGATGTCTGTACCAGTTGCTACACCCCTACCCCCTGTCATGGGATCTAGATATACCTTGTGGCCGATCTTGTTCCTCAACTCTCCGGAGAGCCCTACAGGTGCCAGTAACTTCGCTTTACCCTCGATCAGTTCACCTATCAGCCACAGTGCTCTTTCCTCGGCATCAGAGATCATCTTTTTGGCCTGTGGGATGAAGCTCTCATAATTACTGCCCATCCAGCTGTACCTCTTTCAGTAATACCTTGTAATGGTGGCCTTGGCTTACCGTGTCCTTTGGTTTTGATACTACTCGGTAATAGGTGCTTCCCTGCTTGAGTAGTTTTTCGTTTGAAAGACTTGTCCCCACTGGGCAATACAGCTTATGGTCTGCCTCAATACTCAGCTTTGCAGCTGCTTCGATCTCCCGGCTGGATGCCTGGTTAATGAGTCCCTGGAACTCGGATGCCTTTGCCCACACATAAGTACTCCCGCCCCTGCCGTTGGGCGTTTTGGTTTTAGTATGTAACTCTATCAGCGTATAATAGTCTGTTATTGGCATACAGCAAACCTCCCAGATCGTCATACATACTGCGGTAAGTGTTGAGCCTCTTTCTAAAGGCCGTCTTCCAGGAGCCATCACCCTCGAAGCTTACGGAATAATCGTCTATACTCTCAGACTTCACACCATCTTTACCAGTGAAAGCGGCTATGTCAGTAACCAGATCAAGGAAATCCCTCGGAGGGGCAAGGCCGAATATGTTGACTTTTGCGGTCTCGTCATAGATGGTTTCAACTACAGTTATAACCCCATTTGTAACAGATGCTATCTTATACACACCGTCATTAAGGATGGAATGCTGAATGAGAATATACTGCCCTGGCAGGTATGTCTCGGTAGCTCCGGTAATTGTCTTTCCGGTAGCAGCAAAAGTAAGGCTTATATTTTCATAAGTCCGGGGCCAGTATCTATTTATCTCTCTCATCACTTGACCTATCATTTAACCCACCTCTGATATAAGAATAGCAAACGACAGAGAGATTTTTTGCAAAACAAAAAGAGCCTCATTTTAACATTACCAAAAAGTTTTCAGCGTATTTGCAATGAAATAGCCGCAAAAAGTCTTACAGCCATTGATACAAGTGGATTCTACCGGTTTTTATAAAAAAAATATAAAAAGAGCCTGATCTCTCAAGCTCTCCGTTGCATCATGCTGACCTATTCCGCGGTAACTCACTTAATCATTTTCGCCATTTCAGCCTTTAATTGTGCTACCGTAGTAGCTTTATTTATGTCGGAAATTAGCTTTTCTTTATCGGTTTTGTTGCTATCGGCTTTGGCTTTTAAGCCCTTTTTACCAATATAAGCTTTTAATTTATTATATGCCATTAGAATATTACCCCCTTGTCAACAAGCACTTCAATAAGCTCGTCAAGCACTTCTTCTGTGGTGGGTTCTGGCTCTACCGCAAACATTTCAACGTCAGACACTTCTTCAAAAGTTGTTTCACCTGTTAGAGCATTGTATATTATGTTTTTCATACTTTGTACACCTCCACAGTTGAGCCATTAGTAATACCTCTATACAATAATTCAATAGTAATGCTCGTAATATCAGTGGCTTGCATATAGTTGGTCATGCATCTGGTGTAGATTTGTTGCAATGTCGATGAATATTGTGCTGCCTGAGCAGCGTTCACGTTAATACAATTTGCATACCCTTCCACAAACATGCGCCCATTGGTATCTATAATAAATTCGCTCCTTGACGATATACTGCCTATAGCATTTACAAGTTTACAATCGCTGTATGTTGCGAGGGTGCTTAACGCAAATGCATTGCCTGGGTTGGTACCATTTAACGACAAGGAAATATACCCAGCTGCTGCAGCTTTACTCATTAATTTAATTTTATACCTTTTACTTGCGGGCAAATTGTTTATTGTAATACTCAAAACAAAACTTTCAAAGTGCCATTTTGTCAAGTCAATTGTAGCGTTAGCTGTCAGATTTATAGCTGCACCTCCGCTTGTAAGAGAGAGCTGAAAAGTATCATCTGTTTTATTAACGACATAGTATAGTCCTTGCACCATGCCGCCTGCATACACCTGCAACGGATATACTGCGCCGGGATTAGTGTTTAAAGTTGGGAAAATTACATCGTTATTTACTAATCCATGCCCAACACTGGTAAAAGTATCTGTGTCAACATCAACGGCACTTACAACCACTTCTGTGTTTGTGCTATGGGTGTATGTTGCCACTGGTGTACTTAAATACCGCGCAATATTAGCCAATTGTTCTTCTATCAGGGCCGTTCCTTTTTTATGTTTCATCGTTATGCACCGCCTTAATCAAAATAGCTTACACTGATTAAACCACTGTTTGCACCTGTGCGGATCGCCTTAAAATTGGCAATCTCACTTGCAGATTCAAGTTCAATGGTATCACCAATATCAGCTATGTGGCCTACAGTAGTTGTAGGAGCCCCACCATCTGCCCTGTACCGTATCTGTGCTGTTTCAACAGTAATAACGGCTCTCTTTGAAGCATCGTATGTTGCGGCTGTTAACCCCTTACCGCCTGCAGTATTATCAACTGTCACCTGCTCGAAGGCATACGGTGAAGAGATTAATTTATCCTTTATCCAACCAAGCAGCTCAGTTATTCTCGGTAGACTCATGATCTATCACCCTGTCTTATTTTATTTATCAGTTTTTCTTTGCCTATATTGAGGGCATACTTGATACCCATTTTATCGGCAATTGCCCTGAGTTCGGGAAGCTCCATGTCTTCCAGCCCTTTTGCTTCCTTCACAGTATCATCTGCTGGAGGCAGTGGTTCTGTACCTATATCAAGCATATACCCTATCTCAGACTCCAGCTCCTTCTCAGGTTCCTTCTCAGGTTCCTTCTCAGGATCATGCTTATATCCGTTATCCCGTAGGATTGATGTAATCCTCTTGTCGTCTGTCTCAAACTGCCCTTTTATAAACTTACAAAGCCTCTTGTTCTTTTCTTTGTCCCAGACTATACCATTACCATAAAAAAGCATTGTTTTCCCCTCCACTTAGCCAATAAGAGAGGCCGAAGCCCCTCTATTAGCCGCTATTATACTGTAGTCAGTGTACATCCATCATTAGCAGTTACCCGCCATGCTTTTGCAGCACCAACCTCTATACCCGTGAGCTCGATATAATCCCCGGCAGCTTCCACCGTAATGGTGTTATTGCCGGTCTGGTTAAATGCGGAGGCCACTGTAATAACAATATCTCCGACATATGTTTTGCATGCCAGGATCAATTTCTGTCCTGCGAATGTAGGTACTGCCAGAGTCCTGGTCTCAGCTCCACCGGACACAAGAGGACAGGTACCGGAATTGGTGACTGCTATTGCCTGCCCATCTCCCGGATCTGCTACAGCAGTGGTCAGAGGCTGCGCATTGGCTGCAAGCTTTGCGGAGGTAACATTGGCATCTTTTATCTTTGCTGTCTCTACAGCATCCGCAGCAAGCTTTGCAGCCGTGACATTCAAGGCTACTATCTTTGCTGTCTCTACTGAGTCAGAAGCAAGTTTTGCGGCTGTGATATTAGCATCCAGGATCTTTGCGGTTATTACTGCATCTGTACCAATCTTTGTGGCGCTAACTGCACCGACAGCCAGGTGAGCGTCATCGATAGCACCTGCTGTGATATGCTCAGAATCGACAGCATTATCTGCCAGCTTGGTACCATCTATAGCATCGGCTGCTATCTTGGCAGTGGTAACATTAAGATTGGCTATTTTAGCCGTTTCAACGGCGCTGGCTGCCAAATGTTCAGGATCTATCGCCCCAGCTGCAATGTGCTCACTGTCCACAGCATCATCAGCTAGTTTTGTTCCATCCACTGCATCGGCTGCCAGTTTAGCGGTTTCTACAGCTCCTGTGGCTATCTTTGCGGCTGTTACGTTAGCATCAAGTATCTTTGCCGTAGTAACTGCGTCAGAAGCCAGTTTTGCAGCTGTGATGTTAGCATCAAGGATCTTTGCTGTGGTTACAGCATCACCAATTATCTTCTCGGTTGTTACAGCATTGGCCTGTATTTTGGCTGCACTTATGGAATCGTTTGCAACTACGGCTTCAGGAGAGAGTGTCTTTGAGTTTGATCCGTCATGGTCATGCCCATCGGCAATGGCAAAGACTTCGGCAACAAAATCCTCAAGCGTTTTCCTTAGCTGAGGATTGCGGATTTCAGAAAAATCATAGGTAGGTGTAGTCATTTTATATTCATCCTTTCATAGTAGCCCCGCCAGAGTGTTCCAGCGGGGCATTAGTTCCTATGCTTTATTTGTTATCAAGCGTCAAGCAGGTCGGTGATCTTGCCGTGGTATTCTTCGGGACCATAGTCCAGACCTATCTGGCTGTAAATGAATCCGCCCTTTTGAGCTGCGGTTACTGCTGTAGGCACATCCGCTATAATCTGGCCTTCATAAGGACAGAATACGGGAGCACATGCGGACATTTCAGCTATTACAACTGATGTAGTCGGCATGTAAGGTGCCCACATAGGAGCCAGCATGCAGAAATCAGTCTCGATCTGTTTGACATTAACTCCACCAATATTTCTATCTTCAGGAGCATAACCGTACAGATCTGTAAGACCCTGCTTCTGGTATGCATTGCAAAGTATAGCCATGTTCTGGAATATAGCGCCATTAGCCGCCATTTCTCTGAGCAGTTCCTGGATCATCGCTTTGGTAAGGTATGCACTGCCACCGGCTACCGCATTGGCGGATATTGCAGCGATAAGCCCTCTGGTCTTTGCTGCTGTGCTTGCGTTGGTTGCAGCCTGATATGTCCCCTGAAGGAAACTATACTCTACATCAACAGCCATCTGTCTCATCTGTGCCATTCTTTGGAATGCAAGCTCATCCTTTACAGGCTGATCTCCATTGATGGCGATTCCTGCGATTTCACCAGTAGTGGATTGCTTTGCAAAGCTCACTGCATAGTCATATTTGAATATCTGTACAGTGTTTGTGTCCTGGCCTCTGGTGTAGGTAGTAGCTGCTGCGGCTGCTGCCGAAGCGGCTTCAGTGATAGCTGGCTGTGATGCGCTGTTAAGCGCCCAGGGCTGTGCAACAGGGAACAGAAAACTTTGTGCCGTTCTACCCCCGCTGAGTCCGCCGATTGCGTTCAGGAACGGAGTCTGATTTGCTCCTATCATGAATAACTGGCCTAAATAATTTAGATCTTCTCTATCTGTGTATGCCATTTAAACTCACTCCTTGAAATTTTTTATTTGTGCTTGCAACTGCACCATCTGCATAACATTTCTGGCTTTCTCAGCCTCGTTGTACTTGTCGATGAGCTGCTGCTTGGTTACTGTTCCGCCACTACCGGATCCTCCGCCTGCTGGAGGCTTGCCGGTTTCGTTTTTCACTTCTCCAAATAAGGTCTTGCGGCTTTCCTTAATCGGCTTAAGATGGTTATCCCAGTCTACGATGTTACCCTTGCTGTCCAGGATGATCTTGTCAAGGTCAAACTGGCTTGTTAACAGGTCAATGGCATCTGTTGAGGCTTTTGCTTCCCTGAGTGATCTCTCAATGGATGCTGTTTTCTGCCGGTTGGTTTCGCGCTTCTCAGCAGTTTCCTTATACGCTGTAAATTCCTTGTTAACCTTCTCCAGATCTTCTTTGAACTTTACAGCATCATTCCCGCTCTTACTCAGGTCATCAACCTGCTTTTGCAGATCATCCATCTTTTTCTTAGTGTCTTTCAGATCCTCATTCTTGGAATTGAATTCTTCCTTAGGGATGAAGTGCTTACCTATTTCCTTTTTCACGCTCTCCAATACCCCTGCAATGAGCTCTCCCAGCTTACCCTCGTCTGATACTTTGCCTTTTAAGGCAGCTTCAATCAACTGTTTTAACCATTCCATATGCGTGTCCTCCACGACTTTTTATTCCGGTTGTCGCCGGTATAGAGTGCGGCTTATTCTCCCGCCCGAGTATTCATTGATTCCATTGTACAAAAAGCCGGCTATTTCTTGTGCAATGAAAAAAATAAATTTATTCTAACCTCTTGACTTACGGTACAATGTACGGTATGATAAGAATATCAAATCGAAAGGGGATATAGGTATGGTTAAAGTGTTTAAGCTTGAAGCCTATAGCGGTGGAACCATTTCTACAGCAGAAGCAAAAGCAGAAGGTATTAAAACAGATAAATTGCAGTTAGCCAGTATTGAGGATTGTAAGAAGCAGGTTGTTGATGAAGGTTATGGCTCAGCTTACGGCGGGAAAATAAGGGTTGTAGAAGGTGTATTTGAATTTAATTGGGATAAGACTGTATACGAGGCGGTGATATAATGCCTCGCGTTTATACGGAAATCCGCATAGCACATGCAACCGAGCAAATCAAAAGAGATTATGAGAAAGTACTCGACATTGCACTCAAAAAAGCCGGTTACAAAAGCCGAACAGAGTGGTTTAATGAAAAGGTAAGGGAAATAGTTAGGGAACATGCATCCCATCTGATGGTAAAGGAGGAAATCCTATGAAACTAGCAACAACCGGCTATGATTGGGTGATCGTTGACGGATACCCAGATCAAGCATTTTGGAAGAGCTTTATTGAATCGAAAGATAGGACGCTATTCGGGAATTTGAAAAAAAAAGAGTCTAAATAAAGGCTCTTTTCTTTTTTTGCGTAAAAAAAAAACTCCGTGCAATGACGGAGTCGAGAGGAGGTTATCTATGAGAATATATCCGGGTTATCGACAATGACCATATGTAAACCAGTAGCAAGCCTATCAATGGTATCCTCGTCCTCATCAAGTTTTAGATCAAAGTGATGTGTGATACCGTGGATTATTTCATGTAATAGCGTTTTGAACTTACCCTGCTCGCCCTGGATATTCGGTTCTATCCTGATTAGCGCTCTTTCATAATCGATATGGCCGTAAGCCATGTTGCTTCCGGTATTAAGTCTATCCTCGTACTTAACAGCATAATTTGTCCCGCCAATTTTGACCTTCTCCGGTATCTTCATCCTACCCTCGCATTCTGCCATTCCTTATATGTCATATTCGGAATGACCTCGTTTTTACCATCAGTGCCCCTTGCACGCCTAAACTCATTTACATCCTCATACCCATCAAGCACGGCTATCATCGGGCATCGGCAATTAATGGTCTCCTCCGGCGGCCCACTCTGATCCCCAGGATACATAAGACCGTTACTGAATTTCTCGTCCATACCTACGGTCTCACCATCCATATCCTGGTGACTTTCCCTTGTCACGCTGTCCAGAGAAGAAACCCAGCGCTTATTGAGCTTCAAACCCATATTTCCAGCATGTTCGTAACTGTCCTGCTTCGCTGAATTACATACCCTGGTTGTCTCAGTACGTGCAATATCTACTGCCTTATTTGCATTGGTTTCCAGATCTTTCTTGATCCGTGCAGTCAGATCCCGGATACCTTCACCTTGGGCAATACTCTGAATCAGACTTGTCTGTATCTTACGCTGTATAGCCTCTTTATTGCTTTTAAGGCTGATCTTAGACATTGGCGTGAGAATACCCTTGCTTATACTGGATCTGGCTATATTACCATATGCAAGCTTAACCTGATAATTCGTTTCAAGTATGTATCCGGAATAAAAGTAATTGAGCTGGTACTGATCTACAAGATAAGCGCTTACCTGGGGGGTATTGGTCAGCTGCAATGTCTTAATTTCATTCAGCAGCTGTGCCTGAAGCTTCTGGAAGCGATTATACTTATACATCTCTGAACGGGTAAGCTTTCCATCAATAGCATATTTATTTACATACTTGTATATCGTATCCCTCATGCTGTTATACGCTCTCTGGTACTCGCCGGAAAGCTTTTTTGTATAGGTGTTAAGAAGCTGCTCAACCAGCTTTGTTAGTTCCTGATCCTTGTCCATCTATGTCATCCTCCAGATCGTCATCGTCTAACTCTACATCCGGCTTTTCTGCTTCGAGTCTCTCCTGCTCCTCTGCAACATCATCCACCCACGGATGATTTGATAGCCTTGTTTCATCGGATACATTGCCCTGCTGCCCTGCATTGGCTGTCAGGATCTCTGTCTCATTCATAATCATAGACCTATTGAATGTTACATCATAATCCCCCACAGGCGTCTGTCCGTTTATCTGCAGATACCTATTCAGGAAACGCATAACGCGATCAATGAAGTCTCGGCACTCAGATTCAAATTCATTAGCTTTTAGGTCAAGGTTAGCAAACCGAGACTTGATTACTATGTTGGTGATATTGCCATCCCCGGTTTTAGAGGTATCTACCCCACGGCCAAAGCGGAAGATATCATCATTTATCCGGTCAAGCATAGCAGTACGCGCTTCTGTCGGTATATTAACACTCTCGGCATGTGCGTCGCCCTCATCGGACACTTTCAGGGTTTTGTATTTACGGACCTCGTTCAGGAATGTATCAAGGTTGGTACCGTTATAGCCTTTAAGCACCCAGTAAATGTCCTGAATGTCCTCCAGGTTGTTTGCGAAATCTGATTCCACTATGTCATACACATCAATGTGTCTTCTGACCGGCTTTAGATCGTGTACCCGTTCATCATTGTTATAAAACGGTATCAGGGGTACCTTACCCCAAGAGAGATTCTCAGACTGGGTAACTGTATCGCCATACTGTAGCTTTTGTATCATGTGCGGCCTGGGATTAACTACCCCTTCCAAAAATTTATATTCTTTGTTCTCCGGATCCTGCTGATAGTAAGTAACCTGGATATCGTCCCATACCTCGACGCGAATTACCTTCACCATTTCATCCTTGCTGTTGAGAATCGTAACAGGGTAAAACCTGATAGCATAATCAAGCTCATCAGCATCATCCGTTTTGTACATCGCTATTACCTGTTCACTCGGTATGTGCATGAGCTTAAATTTTTCATCCCCACTGATATACGGTTGAGCCCATCCTATAAATTTCTTGGATGCAGCTTTCCCGGTCTTCTTCAAAGCCTTAGGGAATTCTTCTTTACCCAGCAGATCAAGGATGTCTTGCTTTCCTGCCCGGATAGTAACCGGTTTACCAAGTGAATACTGTATCTTCTGATCCACCAATATTTTGTAATACCCAGCTGCAAGCTTGTTATTGGCTTTGTATGGATCTTCGATGAGATAGTCCGCATTAGTGCCGGTATCTCTGGCGTACATAAGCTTTTTACGCGCCATTATCTTGGTGTTATCACTGTCATAATACGCATCCCCGACACGCATCATCTGACATTCGTCAGAGCCCTCAAAATTGCTTATAGCTGATCTAAGAAATGCATTGATATCCTTCGGTGCTTTAAACATTCTACCATCCCCATCCTGGACGCATATCGTCCTCTAGTGCGTATCTCGTGCCATCAATACCGTGGTTATCTTTATCGTCAAGCTTATTCTTGATATTGCCGTCTGCATCAACCTGGTAGTCTATAGCCTCAAATTCCTTAGCTGCATTCGGTGTGCGCTCCGGATCTATAACTATTTCCTCGAGGTCATCCAACCACTTCTCACCAAACTCTACAGATCCGGGGCCCTTCTTCGCTCCCTTGATTCTCACACCGTATCCTCTGACCTCATTAACGCTTTTAGGCTCCGCACTGTCAGCTGTTATCATATCTGCCTGGTACTTTCTCGCTTTAATCTTATCGGCTGCTTCCCGATTACTTAGTTTAATCTCGTATATCTCGTCTATAAAATATAATATCCTACGCGTCTTATCATAGTGCAACCGCAGGAAACAAAATGGATCTGCTGCATATCCCCAGTCAATGCCCTGCCTTATGTTGTCAAAGCCCTTGACCTCTTCATCCGTGATTCTCCTGAATACCAGATTCTCAAATGGCACTATGCCCGCCCCTGTTGGTTTACCTAGCCAGTTCCATTCATATTTTTTAAGATTCTTTTTCTTAACCTCTTCCGCTTCCTGCTTTGCTGTTTCCGATAAGTACGGATTGTCAAGATACGTGCTATGATGGACATAGGTATTAGCAGGTAAAAACTGCGTCTCATACTTCTTGTTTAACCAGTGCTGCTTTCGCTTTGGAGGGTTATAGCTTAAAAATATGCTGTATTGCAATCCTCCTGGTAGCTCTGCCCTTAGTACCGAATCTGTTATAGCGTCAACCTCTTCCTCAGTCTTAAACTCCGTTGCCTCTTCTATCCAGACTATGGTTATGGGAAATTTACTCGTTTTTATGGATTTTATCTTAAGAGTATCATCCCCACCTCTGAATAATATCTTATTGCCTCTTGGCAGGTATGTGAGCTCGTAGGGGCTTTCCTTGGTCTTCCAATGTGCCCCCACTCCCAGATACTCTATCGCCCATTTAAGCTGCTCATATACGCTGGTTTCAACAGTGTTATATACTTTTCTGATTACCAGCGCATTAACCGGCTTTTTCATAAGCTCATATATTATCCTTATACTGATATGAGAGCTCTTGGAGCTATTACGTCCACCCTTGCATACCTTGCGTAAAAACTTATCGCAGGCCCTCCAGAAGTTTCTGAAAGCAGGCAGGACTTTCTCCGACATCCTAATCGTTTCCATCATCGGCCCCTATATCATCAACAATTTTTACTGCGAGAGATCCCATGAGGTTAACATTGTCCTTAAACATATTCAGGTGCTTACCGAGCAATTCAAGGGACTTATTCTTGTCATGGAATCTAATTTCCCTCTCCACGGTCTCCCCCGCGTCTGTGTATGTTGTTTTTACTTTTACGGAGGCAATCGCGGCTGTATCATTCTTGAGTGTAGCATCTTTCGTATTTACCGCTTTGCCCACATTTACGAATCCTATACAGGCTAATTCACGGAGGATACGATCCGCGTTTATACCTGTACGCCTTGACCTCTCAGCCAGCGCCCGGTCTACGGATGCGCGCACGTTCGGTTTTGCAAGGTTTTCACTCCCAATAACGCATGCACTAGTAGTACTGTAGCCAGCACGAATTGCTGCTTGTGTAGCATTCAGGTCAATCAGGTACTCCTCTACAAATCTCTGCTGTTTCGCTGTAAGTTTGGCCATAAATATCACCTTCCTGCATAAATTGTACATGAAAGCACCCAATCTACCTGCAAAAAATAAAACCCATCTATGCAAATGGGTTAAAAAATATTTTTAAAAAGTCTTATAAGCCGCTATTTTCCACAAAGAGTCATGTTTTTTCTAAATGACTCTTTACCTCTTTTCTTTATTGGAATCTTATATTTATGAAGCCTGCGTCTTATTGTTGCGTAACTACACCATAAGGCATCAGCCACTTTTCGGACGGATCCCAATTCCTCATACAGCTTTTTAAGTTTTAACGGAGACATAACAATCTCCCATTTCTGCCATCTCTGTGGTTCAATGTGTCGGCATATAGTTGCTACATCACAGCCGAAAAGCTCCGCTATCTGCGTCTGTGTCCATCCATACTGCTTTGATTTCCATAAAGCATACATAACCTCATCCGATGTTTTCATCCGTAATCACCCCTATTTCAAGAAATCAAACTCATCCTCGTCAGCTACATCCGGAAGCGGCCAGGGTATGCCATTGATTTTACAGAATGATCCGATCAATTTATCAGATGCCTGCTTACCGGGGTACCGCCCTGTATAGATCTCCTTGTATATTGCAATTTGACCTTTCCAAATTTTAATCTGTTCACTACTTGCCATTATGCAGCCCTCACTTTCTCAATTCTTGCTTTTACCGCTGTCATTAATGCATCCTGCCCAGCTGCTTTGGCTTGTAGCGCCTCCATAACGTCCTCATCAATCGTCCCTTCGGCTATCAAGTGATGGATGATAACGCTATGCTTTTGCCCCTGCCTATGTAATCTGGCATTTGCCTGCTGGTACAGCTCCAGACTCCAGGTAAGCCCGAACCATACTATCGTACTGCCGCCATCCTGTAAGTTTAACCCGTGCCCCGCTGATGCTGGATGGACTGCTAGAAGCTGAATCTTTCCGGCATTCCAATCGGCGATATCCTTGCTGCCTTCAGCACCTTTTCTCAATGTCCGGCAATGCTTAAAACGCATTCTGATACGATCTAGATCATGTTTGTAGCTGTAAAACAGTAATACCGGATGCCCATTGGCCCCTTCCAAGACATCCTCCAGGGTATCAAGCTTTGCATCATGGATCTCTCTTACGCCTTTATTCTCATCGTAAACAGCCCCATTTGCCATTTGTAGCAGTTTGTTGGACAGTACTGCTGCTGTATTGGCTACAATGTCCGCATCGATCATGGGGAGAAGCAAGTCCCTCTCAAGCTGCCGGTATTTTGCTTTTGCATCCTCGGTAAGCTTAACCGGCACTACACGATCAATACGCTCTGGCATAGCCAGCCAATCGACAGATTTCATACTCACACAGATATCAGAAATCTTCTCGAATACGGCCTCTTCAGACTCCTTCTTTTGCTTCCAGTCATAAACCACATACCCGCTGCGAGCTCCCGCCGTGAAATATCTTTCTCTGTATCCGGTGATCGTCTTACCCAGTCTCTCGCCCTGGTCCAGTAAATACATCTGGCTCCAGAGATCCAGCAGCCCATTGGGTGAAGGTGTACCGGTTAAACCTACGATCCTGCTTATCATCGGCCTTACCCTTCGCAACGCCCTGAACCGTTTTGCTGACGGTGACTTGAAGCTAGAGAGCTCGTCTATTATCACTGTATCAAATGGCCAGTCATTGCCGGTTTCACTTACCAGCCATTCAACATTTTCCCGATTGATGATGTACAGATCTGCTTTTACTTTCAGTGCCTGCTCTCTGCGCTTTTTATCCCCCAGGATCTTGGATATCCGCAGGTGCTTCAGATGATCCCATTTTGCGGATTCCCGGCTCCATGTATCCTCTGCTACCCTCAGGGGGGCTATTACTAAAATCTTAGCTGCCTCGAATCGATCATAAAGCAGATCATCGATAGCTGTAAGGGTAATTGCTGTCTTACCGAGGCCCATCTCAAGGAAAAGGCCTAAAGTCGGGGTATCTAATATTCGTTGTATCGCATAGTCTTGATATTTATGTGGCTGAAATTTCATGTATTTGCTCCTTTGAGTCTATTACTAATACCGTAAAGCCGAGTGCCCGTAATTCGTTATGGCGCTTTTCCTGAAGGGGCCTTGCTTTCTTCCCTGTTGCCTTCGTCTCGACAAATACAACTCGGCCTCCCGGGAATAAGCAGATACGGTCTGGTACCCCCGCCGTACCAGGGGAAACAAATTTCCAACATTTTCCCCCTTGCGCTTTGGTCACTTTTATCAGATTAGTTTCTATCAGCATCTCCCTCATGCTTTGACCTCCATTTTTCAGTGTTGCCGTTGTTGCCCTCATACGCACGTACTCATGAAATATGCGTTTAAGTTATATATTTCTACCTATATCTACCATATATTATCACTTACTTACTTTTTATCTTTAATAGTATTTTTACGGCAACAACGGCAACACCGCCTCTGTAATCTAGTAATATCAGCCGTATAAGGTGTTGCCGTAACTGACTTTTTACGGCAACGCTACTGCAACATTAGATACAATTAACCTTTAAAGGTGTTGCCGCGCGTTGCCGTAAGAAAACCAGTCACGGCAACACCTTTTTATTTCTTTTTGTCCCTGTCGAATGCAATTTGTACCCCGTAGCCCTTAACCCTTGCTTTACCTTTTAACTCAACCCAGCCTGGTATTTTCCGCATGATGTCACAGATTTCTTTCGCTTCCCATGGCCGCATAGATCCTTTTTTGTTATTAAGGCACTCTGCCCATGTCTGTGCTGCACATACGCGGTTACGGTATACGTCCTTTTTACTCTCATCAACAAGGTCATCAATAGGCGCTTCAAGCCATTCTTGAATCAGCCCCTCCCGTGGATCTTCTTCCATATGCAATCCCTGCATGCGCTCCGCCTCTGCTGATGCTTCCTTGTCAAGCTGCAAGCTTTCCCCCGCATTATAAAGACATAAAGCCTCCGCCCATACCTGTCCTATATCCGCATTACTTAAGCTGTCCCAGTGGCTTAATTTGCGTTTTTCAGGGTAGATGTCCACAGGCCAAAAGCGCCGGTTACCCGTGGGATCTTGAAGGAAATTATGATTATTTGTAGTCCCGAAAAATACGCATTTACGGGGGAAATCGGTCACGGTTCTATCGTATGCTACCCGGTACCGATCCTCAGTCTTTGACAGAAAGGCCTTGACCTCCTCCATCTCTGATTTCTTCAGCGCCGAGAGTTCTCCAAGCTCAAATATCCAGGCGCTTTGTAGATGCTCCCCAGCCTCTTTGTTGTCCAGATTCTTGAGGCTGTTGCTGAACCAATTAACCCCCAGCCGGGTGAGTAAGCTGGTCTTGTGGGAGCCCTGAGGGCCTATAAGCACCAGCATCTCGTCAAACTTACATCCTGGCTCATATAGCCTCTTTACAGCAGCTACAAGCATCTTGCGTGTCACTGTGCGTACATAGCTACAGTCCTCTGCCCCCAGATACGTGATGAAGAGATCATCCACCCGGTCTATGCCATCCCAGATATATGATTCCAGATACTCTTTAATAGGATGGAAGGTGTTGGAGTGCACAACCTCGGCAAAAGCATTCTGGATGGTTATTCCTGATTTGAATTCATACTGTTTACCGAAGTAATGCTGCAGGCGCTTATCATCAGCGCCCAGCCAGGGCTCATATTCCTGCTGCGGTCTTTCTCTGTCTCTCCACGGCAGCGGCTTCCGGATTACTTCCGTATTACCAAAAGCATCATAAGCCAAGGCACCTTTGAAAGCCCCATTCCTGAGGATAAGCTCTGCATTTTTGGCTGTAGGATTTGGCAGTCCGGACTTATAATCTACATCGAGAAGTGTCCTCCATGCGTCAGGATCTTCCGGATCTTCTACTGGCTCAAAGTCATCCTGAGCGTCTGCCAGCCTTATCTTTTTAACGGGCGGATCGTTAGCAGCGAAGTTCAGCATAGCTGCATAGCTTGGGTATTTATTTGTTGGTGTGTGATCCTTGACGTCTTTGTCCAGTTCTCCGAACTTATGGATACGGATGAGATCAAATATGTTTTTACAGTGCCCGTCATTGGCAGGGTCGCTCTGATGCTCGCTATATGCCCATGTATCATCGTAAACCCTGAGGCCTCCGAAGGAGCTGCCGCCGGCGAAGGTCCATCGATCATCACTGGACGTAGGGATATACACATTGGGTATGAAGGTCTCAATGCCCTCCTGGATGTTGTAAATTTTGCAGAATACCCCGATGGCTCCGGGCTTATCCACCGGATCACCCAGCTTCTTAATCTCAGCTGTTATGTGCTTCTCAGTGTCCGGATGCCGTGGCCATTCAGAGGAGTCCTTCCAATCGGCATACTCAGACAGTACAGCATCAACATCTAAAGGCTCACCTTCACCGATAATTAACTCCGGTGTTGCATCCCGGGAGCAGCTGGGCAGATACATCAGCCGATGTACATCGAAGGTAGTTTTGTCGAAATAGGATAGCCCTATTTTACCAGCCAGTTTACGGGCTACGGCTGCATGCTCGTCTGGCAGCATAACACGATTGGCGGGAAGGACCAGGCGGTATTTCAATTTTGTCGGCCTGCAGCTGTGGGTAGAGTAGATAGCATAAGAACAGCCACCAAGGATAAGATCCGCAGAGAAGATGAAATTCTCGTCTGCGTTATCGGCATCCAGAGTAATCAAATACCGATTCTCAACATTCTCCTTCTTCCTGCGTCCACTCTTAACGAAGCCACCGACAAAAGCTCTGCCATTTTTTATAGCATCCTTGCTATCCTTGGCCATGACATCATATTCAGCCATGGATTCATTAGTCCTGCGTACCTTTTTGAGGTACTTTTCCAGGAACTCATCCCATTCCATGTATTCCGGTTTCCAGTTGATGTCTGACCGATTCTTTCCAAACGATATTTCAAGCATATGTTTTAACCCCCAGGAGTCTTTTATTTCAGTATAGGAATGATTATAAGTATTCCTGCAATTGCGAAGCACAAGAACAGGACACCAGCTGTAAATAGATCATCATCAAGCCTTGGATCCATATTTATCATCCCCCTTTACTCACTTTCAGTTTATCCACCGTCATCATATACTGCTTGACTAGTCCTTGCAGTTCTGTGACTTGCTCTTCTAGGGATTTTACTTTAATTCTGTATTCGCTGTTGCTCATGCCCGTTCACCTCCTGCGGCTTTTCCTGATATTGCGCGGTTACTTTTTTATTTCTTCAAACTTAATTTCAGCATCTTCTTTAATTTTGGAGAGTAGAATTTCCATACATAAAACAACACACTCTCCACAGATATCAGCCTTTGGGTTTGTTATTATAACTTTTGAATTACCTTCTGTTTTCCCACAAAAACTACAAACTTTCATATACACACTCCTTCGCATTAATTTTTATTCTTTCAGGCGCTGAACCCTGGCACTGTCCATATTACGCTTTAGAATTGAACCAGTGCCGCAAGTTTCCATATAGTGAAAGGGATAAGATTATGCCGATGATTGTATCTATCCCATTCGGTTTTATCGCTCCAAACGCTATTATTTCAATCACTTGCCACACAACAGTAACCAACAGTAATATCCCTAAAAATGTTAATGCATCTATTAAAAACCCTCGCATTCTGACCACCTCACTACCGCGCATTATTTTTATTTTGTGTGGTTAATCTCTTGGATCTAAAACACTATCCAGATACTCCTGGTAGTCATTCATCTCAAGCAGTTCCCCATTTCTGTACCGGTACTTTGGTTTTTGATCTTCAACTGTCCATTTATGCTCTGCCCTGCATCCGCTGGACTTGTTCCAGTTATCGCAAAATATGACCGCGTCACAGGCCTCATACAGGATTCGGCATTTACCCATAGCCGTTTCGTTGTCCCCGCCTAAGGGCAGGATGATAGGGTTTATTACGCTCATTCCGTATTTCAGCTTTAGTTCAGACTCAATCAACTGCGCGGCATGCTGGTTTGTGGCGGGATCGCCGCAAGTCGTATATGGGTGTGATAGGTAGTAAAGTATGTCTTTCCT